ATTTCATAGTAAATGTAATATTCCCCTTAGTAATGTTCTTAGGGGGAATGATACTAAATAACTATCTTATATATATAGATAGAAAGAAAAGAATACAAGAAAGAAAAAGAAAACAATTAGAACAACAAATAAAATGGGAAAGAACAGCAGAATGTCAAAGAACATTCGATTAGGAGGTGGATTATGTATGATGTAGATGATGAAAGATTCTTAAACCCAGACATCAGGTCATATAGGGACGTATTAATTGAAAATGGATACTGGGAAGATAGAGTACAAGAATTAGAAGAAGAATACGAAGAGCTAGAAGGCAAATACAATGAGTCAAAAGAAGACTATGAAGAATTAGAAGATGAATACATAGCATTAGAATCTAAATATAATGAACTTAAAAAACAAGAAATAAAAATGATTCAATTAGCATTTGATAATAAAGTACTAAAACAAGAAAACAAAGAATTAAAAGAAAAATACAATACATTAATAAATAAATTAAAAGTATAAGAGAATATCAATGAAAGAAAAGACAATTGAAAATAGTATAAAAAAATACTTAAAAGACAATAATATATATTATTTTAAAGTACACGGTGGTTACTATGGTGTTTCTGGAATACCAGACATTATAGTGTGCTACAAAGGTAGGTTTGTAGCACTAGAAATAAAAAACGAAAAAGGTAAGACTTCGAAGATGCAAGATATGCATATTGAAAATATACGAAAGTCTGGAGGAGTTGCCTTTGTAGTTAGAAGTAGAGAGGAGGTGAAAAAGATAATTGAAGATATTGAAACTGTATAAGTATCAAAATGAATACTTTGACTATGTAAAAGAAAATAATAAGAAAAATTTTATATATGATATGGCAACAGGTACTGGTAAGACTATTATGGCAATTAATCACTGGCAATATTATTACAAAGATAAACCTTTATTAGTAGTTGCACCTGCATCAAAAGTAAATGAAGGAGGATGGCAACGAACAATATCAGAATATGTAATAAAACCTAAATTTGAAGTAATATCATACAATAAATTATCTAAAGATTATATTAAATATAAAGATTATTTTGTTGTTTTTGATGAATGTCATAGAATTAAAAATTCAACAGGTGTCTGGGGAAAATCAGCATTTAATTTAAGTTTAATTGCAAGTGGATTTATTATGCTATCAGCAACTCCTATACCTAATGGTTGGGAAGATATAATAAATTATTTAAAAATATTCGGATTAATTAAAAATAAAACAGAGTTCTATAAAGAATATTGTGTTACTGATAACATGTTTGGATATTTGAGAATAATAAAATACAAGAATACAGAAGAATTAAATTCTTACTGGCATGTAATATCTAAAAGACTTAATAAAGAAGATGCTTTAGATTTACCTACATTAACAGAACAAATTGTAAGTTTTAATAGATCTCCAACATATAATAAGATTTTAAAAGAAAGACAATTAAATAAAGTTATCTATGATAGCAATATGAAGCTAAGACATGGACTTAGATTATATACAAGCTTAGATGATAAATTAGGATATCTAAAAGAATTTTTGGAAAGTACTGACGATAATATAGTGGTTTTTTATAACTATAATGAAGAACTTGAAAAAATATCAGAAATATTAAAAAAGACTGATAAAAAAGTTTATCAGTGCAATTCCAAAATTAAAGATTATCCTAAACAATCTAATTGGAATAATCTACAAAACACAGTTACTTTAGCAAATTATAAAAGCGGAAGTGAAGCCGTAGAACTAACTTATGCTAATATTATAATTTATTTCAGTCCAACTGAAAGCTATACCGAATACGTTCAATCAATCGGTAGATGCTACAGAAATGGACAGACGAAAAAAGTATCTGTATATAAGTATATTACAACAAATACAGTAGAAAATCAAATTTATGAAAGTTTAGATATGAAAAAAGATTTTAATTTTAATTTATGGATAGAAAAAAATATAGAAAATAGGAGTAGATAAATGGAAATAGAGAAAAGTAATAGTGTAATTCTAAATAGAGACAAATATATAGGTGGTAGTGATATGCCATATATATTAGGGCTAGCAGATAAAGATATAATTGAATTTGCAAAAGAAAAATTAAATATCATACCTAAAACATTTACAGGTAATCAATATACATATTATGGTAGTAAAATGGAAAAACACATTAGAGACTATATAAGTAGATTATACAAATGTAATTATAAAGAAGCAACAAAGATAGATAATGAAAGAGGACTTAGAGGTAATTGTGATGGATTGGATTTATCTTCAAATTATCCTTTAATTGAAATAAAAACATTTGGGAAAGAATTAGATGTAAATTATTATGAGCCACAATGTAGGTTCTATATGGAAGTGTTTAATGTTCCTAGTTGTGTATTAATAGGATATAAAAGACCTGATGATTTCTTTATAGGAATAGATCCAGTAAACTATAACGATTATGATTTTAATTTGGATTTTAATCCTGAGAATATAGTTATACATGTATTTGAAAGAGATAATGAAAAATGGGAAAAATATTATAAAAGAATAGTAGAATTTAAGGAAGTTATGAGAATCTTAAAAGAAGAAAATGATGAAGAAAAAGCAAGAAAAGTATATCTAGGAGAAAACCTTATAAATGCTATAGATGAAATGAAAAATATGCTTAATGAAGTAAACAAAGCAGAACAAACAATAGAAACATTTAAAAAGATAAAAGAAAAGGTAAATGAAGAAATGAAAGAAAAACTATTAAATAGATTCAAAAATTCAGATTTTACTATTAGTAGAATAACTCCAAGTGTTAGAATTTCTAAAACAATAGACTTTGATGAGCTTTTGAAGAAAGATAGAGATTTATATAAAGATCTAGTTGATTATAAAGAAACAAAAACAAAAGGATATATAAAAGTAACAATAAATAATAAATAAGGAGGCAAGAAATGAGTTTATTACCAGAGAACAGACCAAAAGTAAAAGATATAACACCTAAAATATTCTTAATATGGGGAGATAGTATGACAGGCAAGACTTACCTAGCAAAAAGTTTTGAATCTCCTTTATTATTAAATACAGATGGAAATGACAGAAAAGTAGATACACCTTCAGTTACAATAACAGATTGGAGAGTATTTATAGAAGTTGTTAAAGAGTTACAACAAAATAAAGATACATATAAAACTATAATAATAGATCTTGTAGATGATATAAGAACACTTTTAGACAACTATATTATAGAAGAATATAACAAGAAAGCTAAGGAAGCAAAAAACAATAAGATAGCAGAAACAATTGGAGATATACCATTTGGACAAGGATATACACAAAGTACTTCTATATGGAAGAATACAATGATGATATTAAGTGGAATGGATAGAAATATTATTTTTATATCACATATAAAAGCAGGAAAAGAAGAACAAGAATTTGAACCATCATTAGATCAAAAGTACTTAAATATCACAATGGGAAGATGCGACTTAGTAGTTAGATGTACAAAAAGAGGAAACTCATATTATAGGTTAGCAACAAATAGAAGAGATGATTATACTTTAAATGATATAAAAGATGAAAAAATGAGAGAAATAATGAAGACAATAACAGGAGCATTTAAGATAGAAATGCCAACAATGATGCAAAAAAAATAGAAATAGAATAGGAGAAAAGAAAAAATGGAAGAAAATAAAATAGAAGCAGTAGATTTAGGATTAGTAGATGAAATGTTAGGATATGATCCAAAAGAAGAACCAACAGCAACATTTGAAGAAATACCAGATGGAAGATATGAAGGAGCTATATCAGGAGCAAGATATACTTTAACTAGAGAAAAGAAATTACCTTTAATTAGTTTAGTAGTAAGTGTAATGTCTCCAGAAATAGGAATGAGAGATATATTTGTAGGGTATGTATTAGGAGGGCAAATGAAGAAATTTAATGCTAAGAAACTATACCACACAGTTACAACATTAGGATTAAATATAAAACCTGAACATTTTGCAAATACAGATATTTTAGTAGGAGCTTTAGAAATGCTTAATGGTACACCTGTAATATTAGAAAAAACAACAAATGATAAAGGATATGCAGAATACAAGCTTGAAAAAGATGATGCATTTACAATAACTGAAGAAGATTTACAAACAGAACCAGATATTGAATTTGATAAAAAAGAAATAGGTCAAGTACCATTAGTATAATGGAGGAGATATGTATATTACATATGATATTGAAGTTTTTAAATATGATTGGATGATAGTATTTAAAGAGAATGATGATTTTACAGTCATATGTAATGATGTGCTAGAGCTTAAAGACTACATTAATAAAAATAGAAAAAAGATATTAATAGGATTTAATAATTATAATTTTGATGATGTAGTCTTAGCGAGCATATTATTAGGAAAAGATCCTTATATAGTATCACATGAAATATTAAGAGGGATAAAACAAAAAGTAAGACTAAATATGATTACATTAGATATGATGCAAGAATTGCCTTCTAATGTATCACTTAAAGCTATAGAAGGAAATTTAGGATATTCTATAATAGAAACACCTATTGATTTTAAATTAGATAGAAGTCTTACAGAAGATGAAATAAATGAGGTTGTTAAATATTGTAAAAACGATGTTATTCACACTGAGTATATATTTAAGATAAGGGAAGATTATTACAAATCTAAAGTAGAAATAATTAAAGAATTTAATTTACCACTTAAAAGTATAAAACTTACTAGAGCAAATTTAGCAAGTGCTGTATTAAAATGTGAATCTCATACAATAGATAATGATAGAATTAATTTCGAATATTACCAGGGATTAAACTTAAATATAATACCTAAAGATATAATTAACTTTTATAATAAAGCAAAAAAAGATTATTTAAATGGAGTAGATTACAAAGAAATAGAAACAAGAGAATTTGCTAGCAATATTTTAGGAGTAGAACACATTTATGGATTTGGTGGATTACATGGAGCATTAAATAATTATATAGGAACTGGAAAATTCTTACACATAGATGTTTCAAGTTTTTATCCATCGTTAATAATTGAAGGAAATTATATGAGTAGAAACAGTATAGAGCCTCAGTTATATAAAATAATAAAAGAAAAAAGATTACAGTATAAGAGACAAAATAATCCTAGACAAGGTATATACAAAATAATATTAAACTCTACATTTGGAGCGATGAAATCAAAATTTAACAGACTATATGATCCAAAGCAAGCAAATAACATTTGCATAAACGGACAGTTGATACTTACACAGTTAATACTAGAATTAGGAAAATATTCGAAACTTATACAATCAAACACAGATGGAATAATAATTAAATATAAGGAAGAAAATTTAAAAACTATAATAAATATAATAGAAGATTTTTCGAAGAGAATGAGACTAAAATTCGATGTAGATTATATCACAAAGGTTATACAAAGAGATGTAAATAACTATGTTGTACTTTTAGAAGATGGAAGAATATATGCAAAAGGTAGATTTGCAAAGTTTGATGGAGGGAATTATATGAAAAATAATTTAAGCATAATAGATACAGGACTAGTAAACTACTATATAAAAGGTATATCACCAGAAGCAACAGTTTTGAATCTGTACAAAGAAAACAAATTAGAATCTTTTCAAATCATTTGTAAGATGGGATCTTCATATGATGGTATATTTTATGAATATAACGGACAGATGAAAAAAACACAAAAGGTTAACAGAGTATTTGCAACAACAGATAGTAACCATGGAGGAATTTACAAGAAAAAAGGCAATAGTTTCCAAAAGATAGCAAATACATCAAATCATTCAATAATACATAATGAAGATTTAAGCGTATTTGATAAAAAAAAGTTAGATCTCAACTATTATATTGAATTAATAAAAAATAATTTTATAAAAGAAGGGAAGGAGTTATGAATAAGTATATTGAGCTTAATGATGACAAAACACCAAAGACCAATTTTGATACAATTGTAATTGATATAACTAAAATTGATAATGCAGGTATATTACTTAATTCAAATATAGTATTAGTTGACTTTGATGGAGATAATGAGAATGAAAAAAGAATTATTGAACACATTCAAACTAAATACCCTACCCTTACAGTAAAAACAGATAGAGGTGTACACTTGTATTATAAAAGACCTAAGGAATTAAAAGTTTCAGCAGGTACAGATAAAATCACTGTAGGAGGCTTCCAGGTTGATTATAAAACAGGTAACAAAGCATATGGTATAGTTAAAAGGCATGGGAGAGAAAGAGAACGTAATAAGGCAATAATAGATTTTGAAATGTTAACGGAACTACCTTTCATACTTTATCCTATGCCAAAAGCAAAAAACATAACAGGATTGAAAGATGGAGATGGAAGAAATAATGCACTATATGCACAATTAAGGTGTATAAATAATAATCCTAAATATAGAGATATAAGACTGCTAGAGCCAGTTGCAAAGTTTATTAATGAAAAGATATTCGATACTCCTATGGGAGAAAAAGAAGTCGCAAATATAGTTAATAGTGTACTTAAGATAGATGCAGATGCTCAAGAGGAATACCAAGGAGATCCTACCAATGTATTAGAGCTTTCGAGGTGGGTAGCTAGAAAGTTTGAAGTAAAGTTATATAAAGAAATATTATACTTTAGGGATGGAATAAAATTTTCAAGAGATGAAAATGAACTAAGGCGTAGAGTTTACCAAAAAGTGCAACTTAAAACTACACAGTGGAAAGAACTTTTAAGTCAGCTTGAAGTATATGCTGAGAAGATTACACATGATGATTTTAATGTAAGAATAAGAAATGGAATAATAGTTGACGATACAGTAGTCAACATGGATATAGGATTTACACCATTTTATTTAGATGTGAAATATGATGAGAATGCATATGACAAATATGTAGATGATTTTATAAACTTTATAGCAAATGGTGACAAGGAAATAAGAAATTTAATAGAAGAAATATTAGGACATACAATAATGATAAATAATTTTCCACATAAGATATTTGTCTTAAGTGGATCAGGTAATAACGGTAAGTCTACATTTGTAGAAATGTTAACAGCATTTGCAAATAACTTATCTTCGCACATTGATATAACAGGATTCGAAGACGGTACACAGGTAGTTTCATTGATAGGTAAAATAATTAATATAGCTGATGATATTGACCCTAATTATCTTGAAAAGACAAAGGTATTAAAAACTATGGCATCAGGGAATACAATCACTGCAAGAGCGATATATTCGCAACCAGTAACAATAAAAAACACGGCTACATTAGTATTTACTTGTAATGAGGTTCCAGTATTTAAGGATAAGACAGAAGGGATAAAGAGAAGACTTATAATAATTCCGTTTGAAAACAAAGTAGTTAACAAAATTTATGACCTGGATAAGTTACTAAGCAGTGAAAATGCTAAGAGTTATATACTTAGACTTGCATTAGATGGTGTTAATAGAATACTTACAAATCACATGGAACTATCAAAGAGTAAGAAAGTAGAAGATACTTTGAGGGAATATTACATTGAGAGCGATAGTGTTCTAGGATTTTTGGAAGAATATGAAGGAGAGATAGATAATACTTCTACAATAGAACTATACAATATGTATGACTTCTACTGTATACAAAATAATATTAAACCTCAGTCTAAAAATAAATTTACTAGATTAATAAAATCAAAACGGTTTTGATATAAAAGTAGTTTTTAGAGAACAAAAAAGTGTAAGGGTATTTGAAGATATAAAAAAAGTGTAATTGCAAATTGATTACAATTATTTGAAAGTGGTAAACATAACTTTTTTAAAAAGTGTAATTTTGAAAAATTATGTAAATACAAGAATATTGATATTTGGGGAAAATTGGTAAATTTCAATTACACTTTAAAGTAAAAAATAAAGTGTAATTAAAACTGTAATTGCTGATATTTCAATAATTACAGTATATAAATTACATATTACACTTATTTTACTATAATAAGAGAATATAAAGTAATAAGAAAAGAGAAATAATAAATATAAAAGGATAGGAAAAAAACTGTAATAATAAAATAAAAAAACTCTTATCCTATGAAAGAGTGAGAAAAGGGGACATTACATTTTTTTTAAAACCGTAATTATAGAAAAAAAAGTGTAATTATACAAAAGAAAGGAGTAAATGAGATGGAGGAGAATGAAACATTGACTTGTGAGAAAAAGTTACAAGAAGCATATGAGATAATTGATCTGCAGGCAAAATTACTTACAGATGAATGTATAAAAGTAGATCAGTATAAGGATGCTTTGAAGGATGCTTCAAAAAGAATTAAGAATATTAAAGAAGCAGTTGATATGCTTAAACTTATAATAGGTAAAAGTCCATATTACAATAAAGTTGCTATAAAGCGAATAGACGAAATAATAAATGAGTATTAAAAGGAGGAGAAAGAATAATGAAAGAAAATATAACAGCAAAAATGATGTTGAATGTATTTAAAGAATCAATAGATATAAGAGAAGAGGAATTAGGAAAACATAAAAATAAAATTTATATGATTAATTCATTATATAGTTTAATAAATAAAGATAAAATAACTGATATGTTTTTTGAATTTAAAAAAGAAGAAATAGAACAGGAACAAAAAAATATAGATAAATTAAAAGAAATATACAACAAATACAAAAATAAGTTAAAGGAGATAGAAGATGAAATTAAGTGAATTTAAAAAGAAAGTAATAGAATTAAAAGGTAATGAAGTGTGGGAAGATATTAAAGAATCACCAGAATATGAAGTATATATTGCCTCAGAAAAAGAGCAGATAGAGGAAATAAAAAGAGCAGAGGGAAATATTCTATATATAAATAACCCTACAAAGGAAATGCAATTAGAAGCAATAAAATATTATGGATCTTATATAGAGTATATAAAAAATCCAAGTGAAGAACTACAATTACAAGCAGTAGCGAAAGAAGGAGAAAATATAAGATTTATAGAAAATCCAACAGATGAAGTAATAACAGAAACAATAAAAACAATAGACCATAAACCAGATTTTAGATTTATATTAAGGCATATAGAAAATGATTCAGAAGAAACAGTTAAATTATCAAAATTAAGAGATATGACACTAGATGAAATAAAAGACTTATTAGACAATTAAAAAGGAAAGGAAATGAAAATAAAATGAAGTTTAATATATATAATCGTTACAATAAACCAACTGAAGTTAATATAAGGGAGGAAGAAATAGAAGGGATGATTGTTTGTGTAATAAATGGATATGAATGTGTAGCTATTTGTTATGATGGTGAATCTCCTTATAAATATTGTAGTTCTTACAAAGGCATAGAAGAATATAAACATAATTGTTATATAGTAAATAAGAACTTAATTAAACATTGGATAGAATTAGAAAAAGATGAAATTCCAACAGGTTATTCAATTGGAGAATATAGATTAGAAAAATTTACAGGAGAAAAAGGGAAATAAATGAAAGAGACAGTGTATAATCTTATAACATTTGCTGATTATTTAGCTATTAGATATAAAGAACAATATGGTGAAGATATATCAATATTAAAGATGAATAAAGTATTATATTTTTGTTTTGCATATTGGGGAGCTTATGTAAGAATGGGAAAGAATAATATTGATAA